CCTCCTTCTTTGCCTTGTTTACACTCACCTCTGCGTTGGGGTTGCCGACATCGGGAGTTACGCCTTCGCCTTTTGCCAAGTACGTCTTGCGCATCCAAAAGTGATGGCACCTTGCACCGCCCTTGTAAAGCCATATTGAATAGGTTGCTGCTCCCGATATGCCAAAACCTGCGTTGACGGCTTGACCATCCATACGCTCAATATCTTCTTTGCGGTACACCTTGCCTGCGGCTATCATTTTCTTGCAGAACTCACGGCTATTGGTCTTTGTAGATTCGGGAGCGTAAGCATAACGAACCTTGTATCTCTTGCCTTCTTCAGTTACTCCGTCTTGGTCGCTCTTGGCGTTAGGGAATGCGCTGCCTGTTGATGCGAATGCGTACTTGCTTAATGCCTGCTCCGCATCGTAGTCAACTGGTCTTTCATCTACAAGCTCCCACTCATCCATATTCACGACCTCGCCTACTTCTTCTAAAGCAGCAAACGCCTCCTCAAACATCTCATCGCTCGGCTCTTGGCTTGACAATTTAACGCCAGTCTCCTCCTCACGAGTCTCTAAATCCATAGGCGTAACTACGTCTTCGGTAAACTCTAAAGGCTGAAGGGTCTTGAAGTACAAGTTTAGGCTGATGTCGTTGTACGCAAGAATCATATCTATGCCGTCAATGATAATCTCTTGCTTGGGGCGAATAACAAGGTTATCCAAAAGCGTAGAAGCGGTCTTTAGTTCATCAGCGTTATTACCGAGTCCCGAATTGTCCTTAATACCTAAAAGCATAGGGCTGACAATACGATGCGAAACCATTATTTTCTGCGTGGCTTCAGCACTCAAGAATTGATACTGCTCCGCAGCATCCGATAGCTGCACAGGGTCAACCGTTGCAGCAAGGTCTTTGTTATCGTTGAACGCAAGGATGAACTTGCCAGAGTTTGAACTACCGCTAAACTTCGTTGCAATCTGCTGCTCGATGCTCCTGCGCTCCTCCTCGCTCGGTACTCCGTTGTTGAAGTTAATCAGCATAGAAGGCGATAGGCCGTTCTGGATGTTGTTGATGTGGTAGTTGGCAATCTCCTCCTCAAGCTCTGCATAGGGAAGGCCGCCTTGATAGTCAACGGGGGAGTAGTAGTAGAATCCTGCTCGGTATGGCTTGATGTATAGAATCTCCAAACCCTCACGGCTCTTGCCAAATGCAGGAATGCGTACCGCAGTTTCTTTTCTGCCTTTTACGTCTGTCCAATCCTTTGCGTAGTAGTACGCCTCAATCTCACCGTCTTCGTTGCACCTTGCGGCTCGGAGCGTCTCTACTGGGATGTGCTGCACCTCTACGATGGTGTTGTGGTCTTGTGAGTACACCACTTGGAAGGAGCATTGCCCCATCATCACATAGTCAGCAACAACCTTCTGCAAGCAGGCTTTCGTGAACAGGCCACGCATCGCTGCGTACTCGCTCGGCTTCTTGGCAGAGTCCGATGCATCCAGTCCCTTGCCAAAGGTCATATCCATCAAAGAGTTGAGGATGGCGTTATTGGTAGGTGAGCCGTTGTAGCGGTCAATCAGATAGCCGAAGTAGTCGTTGTTATCTCCGTATTCAACGTAGTCCTTACCCTGCACCTCTTTAACAACAGGTGTGGTGTAGGAACTGAAGTTCACAACGTGGACTTTAGATGATGATGTACTCATTGTTGTAGCTTTGTTCTTCGGTGTAGACGTTTTGGTTCACCGTAAATTTGTCGAAATCTGTTTGCGAAGTTACGAATACCCTATCTCGGTAGATAAGGTCACCATCGTATATTAATTTGAGGCCGTAGAATCGGTTGTTGACTAATGTATAGACTGCCGTTAAATCCATAAAGCCATTGGCCTCTGTTATTGTAGGATTGATTTCTTGCTCTGTGTTGGTGCTTTCATCAATCAAATATAGCGTAACACCATCAAGGTCGTTAACTGCGCTTGTAACGCATCCTGTGGCCTCTAAAGTGCCACCATCAAACAACACACGCTCGAAGTATAAGTCCAAGTCCTCTGATGAGTAAACGAACTCACGAGGGATGACCGTAATGGTTTGAGGTGAAGCTGATACTTGAAGGATATGCATCTTAAGTAAATAACCTTTTAATTTAGATTTGTTTGAAAATAGAAAAGGGGCTTACGCCCCCTTAACTTTTTTATCACATTAGCACTCTTACGATTTGCTAAAGAAAATATACAAATTAATTGTATAGTGTCTTCAATCCGATTAGAACCTTTCCAACACGATTCATATTGTCAACTGCCTCTTTCCAATTAGGAATAACATTTGCATCAATACCAAGTTTCTTTGCATCGGCCTGCAAAAAACTTAACTCACTATCAAAGTCATCAATTTGCTTTTCAGCCTGTTTAATAAAAGCAATGTATTCTTGATAGGCTTTGGACATCTTTGATTCTGCTTGACGCAGTTTATCATCAAGGGCTTTTATATTGCTCAAGGTTTGTGCAGGGTTGGCAGCAAGCTCAACTTTCATTGTGCGAGCCTCCTCGCCAATCTTGGCGATTTTAGAAAAAATTTGTTTGCTCATTTTATTTGTAAATATAAGGGGGCTTTCGCCCCCCTAATTCATTTACGAGTTAGAACCCACTACAATCGTTTCAACTGCACCTGCAAGTCCTGCGAATGGATTGGCAGTAGTAGCACCTGCAATGAAGTTGGCAGGAAGTTGCTCCTGTGCTTCCATTGTCAAGGTATAGCCAGAAAGGTCACCCATTGCAGCACCAGTTACAATCGTTCCACCTGTTACTTCGGCTCCGTAGTTCAGACCCATCATAAAGGCATTGCCGTTGTAGTCTTGTACCACAACGTAAGGCCGACCATAAGCAAGAAGCTTCAATTCTTTGTTGTCCTCCTTTGTGAGTTTGGTCAACGTCAAATTCAAAGTCTGCGTGAAGAAGGTAGTACCATTCTCACGGCTTGAGTTGAAGGTCTGCTCGAAAGAGCTATTGCCTTTTACAAGATATTGGTAAGCAGAGAAAGTACCACTAATGTTGGTAATCTCATCGTTGGTGAGGGTAACGGTACCCAAGTCACCGAAGTCTACAAAGTACACGGCATAAATGCCACCTACTACGTCTTTACAGGGTACTGCCCTGCCTTTTGTTAAATCACAAGCCATTGTTTCTTTGTTTTATTAGAATTAAAAAAGAGGGCGAGGACATAGCCCAAGCCCCCTCTTGATTTACATTAACTCGGATTAAGAGTAAAGGACTACGTCAGCTCCGATTCCGTACTGAACTCCTGCGAAGAAGCGTAGGATTACACGGATATTGTCTGAACCGTCAAGGTCAGCCATATCAAGTACACGAACTTCGTTGCGCTCGTTCAAAAGACCTGTTCCGAAGAATAAGTTTGAAGCTTGAGCAGCGACCATCTTGTTTGAAGGTAAGCCGTTACACATAACAACCTTGATGCCATCAAAGAACAAGTCTCCGTTGCCGTACCAAGTAGTGCCTTTGTTGTCAACACCATTTGCTCCAAGACCTGAAGTTCCGAATCCACCAAGCGCACGGACATAAGCCTTTGCTACGTTTTGTGGGACAAAGATTTGAAGGTCTTCCTTGCCATAAAGGGCAGAAGGGATTGCATCTACGACTTTACCAAGCTCTGCGATTACGTTCGCAGCAGTCACGGTGGTAGCAGTTACGTCAATAACGTCAGAGTCAGCAGTCATCAAAGAAAGGAATCCAGAGAACTCACCTGCTGAAGCAGCAGCTCCGTTCCAAATGTTCTGCTCAATCTTCTGTGAAGTCTTTGCAGCAACGTGGGCGATAAGGAAGTCAGCGAAAGAAGCAGGGATGCTATCGTAAGCAGAGAAACCCATTTGACCACCAATCCAAGAATCGTAGTAGTCCTTCTTGCAAAGCTGCAAGTTCACTTGAAATGGCTCAACCTCAAGGATGCGGTCGGTCAAAGTCAAGGTAGAAGTTGCATCAAAATCACAAGTGGCATCTTTTACGATGTCGTTAGTGTTCACCTTCTGAAGGGTGGTGCGGTAGTTTACGTTTGGAAGAATCTCGATGAGACCTTTGTCCAAAGTGTTTGCGCTCAAAAGAGCAGCAGAGATGTACTTGGAGGCGAACTGCCCCGCATACGAAGTGGTTATCGATGTAGTCGTAGCCATTTGATTTTCTTTTTTTTATTTATTAACTGTTGATTCGTGCAAGGACTCGGTCAATCGCTCTTTCGGGGCGGTTAGAACTCATCTTTTGGACTTGCTTTGTTTCGGGGTTGTGCTTGATGGCTTTCGCAGCAGGGGCGGCAGATAGTTCTGCTTTAACCGCAGCCATCTCCTCCTTCTTGGCGTAACCGCCCATCTCCTCACGCATTCCTTTCATCTCCTCACGCATCATGGCAATCTCCTCAAGAACCTTCTCGATGATTGCAACAACCGCAGGGGCTTCTTCTTTTACCTCTACCTCTGCGAGTTCTACCTCTGCTTCGGGGGCTTCTACTTCTACCTCTACTTCAGTTTCGGCAGCAGCTTCTTTAATTTCAGCGATTAGTCCTTCTTCTTCGATAACCAAAATGCGGCCATCAGCAAGGAGGTGTTCGCCAACTGGAGCAGCAACTCGGTCTTCGCCACTAATGACAAATACTTCGTTACCTGCTTCAAATGATTCTGCCTCAAGAACGGCTCCGTTCTCAAGTGTCATTTGCTCGAACTTAACCTCACGGATGGAGGATAGCTCGGCAAGGATGCGGTTTAGGATATTGTTTGCTTTCATATCTAACTAATTAAAGGGGTTTTGATTATTTGTAACATTTTTAAGGATTGATAACTACGGTTCCTTGTCCGACAAGGGAGCCAACACCCTGCGCTTGGATAGAGCCATCGCAGCAGTTGGACTTGTAGGTATTGTCTGGACATAAGCATCCACGCCTTCCACCTCGTGGTGACGCTACTGGGAGTTTTTGTGGTCTATACATTGTTAAGTTCTTTTAGTTTGGATTCTGCCCATCGCTTACCTGCAAGACCGCCCCATAGCAGGAACGATATTGTGCCGCAGGCTTGCGTGTCGTTCTCATCGTAGTATTCTTCGGCTCTTGATAGGTACGAGTACATCCGTGTGATGGTCTCTACACTCACAGGCTTGCCCTGTGCGAGCTGCTGCGCCCTTACCTTACCGACAGGAGTAGCACACTTGTTGCCGTTCTTCTCGTTTAGTTCAATACCACGCTTGGCGTTGTTCTTTACCGCATCGGGGTAATCGGCAAACGACTCCATCTCCATGCGCTTACCCGATTTCTTACGACCATCCCTTTTTATGATAGCGACAATCTGTGCAAGCATCAACGCTGCTTCCTGCTCCTCAATATGCGCCATCTCTTGCTTGGCAAGGTTTAGCTTGTCAACAAAGTACCCCTCAATAGAGAAGCCTTTGACTTTTCCTGTCTTGACAAAGTTTGTCCAAATCTCTGGGTTGTTGACTTTCATAGATACCATCCAAGTGCCTACGGGCAAATCAAAGCCGTACTTCTTGCTCTTGTCGTGTACCTCATCTTCGATAATCCAAGACTCTACAACCGTGAGGCCATTGATGCCTACCTCGTGTTCAAGCGTAGCATTGTTCTGCTTGGACTTCTGAAAGAACATCTCGCTTGCTTTGCGGATGGTGGCTTCGCTGAAGTACACATAGAACTCCTCTTGCCCCTCTGCTCGGTAGATGGGCTTGTTGGGTACGAGTGCTGCTCCCATAAGGATGCGCTTCTCATCGCTCTGCGTAGCAAACTCAACCCTTTGTGAGTTGAGCGCAATAAAGTCCTCCTCAATAGCAGGGTATTCTACAAGGGAGATTGCATCAATGCCCGTAAGCAGCATTGATTCATCAAGTATTAGTTCAATTAGTTTCATCATCCGAATGTTGCGGTTCTTACTCGTTGGCGTTGTAGTTGTTGTGAGGTCGTTACATCCTGCCCTACGACATAAGCACGGATGGGTTGGTTGAACTGACCGCCAATACTCTGTGCAAGTTGGTTGAGGTTGGACTGCCCTACGATGTTAAACTGCGCAGGGGTAGAGGGCTGCGAGAGCGTGTTTGTTATTGGGGCAGGGCTACCACCATCATCAGTAGGTACTTGCGTAGCGGTTATCTTTCGTGCGTTTGCAATACCTGTTGCAATAATTCCTGCGGCTCCTATGTAACCAAATATACCACCTTGTGCGAGAGCCTTTGTAGCTCCCGTATAAGTATCTATGCTTACCTGTGCTAACGCTATGCCTTTGCCGAGTAGCGTATTCTCACCTACGAGCTGCGCGATGCCATTGAGCGCATTGCGTACAGTATCAAGTTTCGCCTGCTGAAGTAAACGAGTACGAGCTAAACTGTCGGCATCATTCTGTGCTTCAAATAACTTTAGAGCATTCTCTGCCTCTGCACGAGCTGCGGTTCCTGCCTTTGTAGCATCTACCTCTTGCTGAAGCAATGCCTTCTTTCGGTTAAAGACATTTTGTGCTATCTCTATTTCTTTCTCGGCTCTTGCT